AGCCAAGGCTGATCTACATCAGGCTACGATCAATTCTGCAAATGGAGAGCATAAAGATTCTATCACTCATGCACTAAAAGCTCAAGGACATCTTCAGGCAGCCAAGAATCTACTTGTGAAGCACATGGATTCCTCCCACGAAGGTCTTGAATCAAGAATTAATGACAAGAAAGTCGGGCCCGAGGGATATGTTTCTAATCATGCTGGAAAAAGCAGCAAGCTCGTCAACCGTGCAGAATTTAGCCGCGCAAACTTTCAAAGGTAATCTTCATGAAAACGTTCTTAAGTTACTTACAAGAGTGCAAACATAGCGCGCATCTTTGTGAATCTATTTCATCTAATGATAAAGGCGTGCTTCACGAAATACTGACTGGAAAAGCGCTTAATGGCAGCAAGCACATGTCCCCTGAAGCAGAAGCTAAACATGACGAAATCAAAAAAAGTATTACACCAGAAGAATACAGAAACCATGAACAATTGGCTCATGGTACTGCAGAAAACATTAGAAAACATTTCGGTTCTGACATTCAGTCTGCTCATTGGTCTTCTAAGCCGGGCGATATTGGTCGAATTACTGGGACACACGAAACTCAGCAAGAGAATTCTTCGGACATCATTTTAAGACATAAAAATGGCGCTCACATAGGAATTTCGCTTAAAGTAACTCAGAAAAAGAATGGTCACATTCCAGTAGGAAATCCAGGAGCCAAACAGACTGATAAACAGCTCGGGTTAGATTCTACTAAACATTATGACGAAGCGCATAAGAAATTAGTCGTAGATCATCCAGTTCTTTCAGGAAAAACTAAAAGCGAACAAAAACAAATGATCAAAGCATCGCCAGAAATGCATGCTACAGCGCTAAAACATTCTAATGAAGCAATTGGCAAAATCAGAGATGAATGGCATTCTAAATTATCTTCAATGAAAGGTAAAGATCTATCAGATCATATTAGAAATAATTTACTTCATGCTAATCCAACAAAGATTGCTATGTACAAAGTAACTACGGGTGGGTCTGGCGCAGACCATTCAGTTGAAATTGAACATCCTGTGACTCATCATGATCATATTTTAAATGATCATGAAAAAATCACAGTTAAAAAATCTGGTAACAATTCAGTAGAATTTCAACACAACGGAAAAACGTTTTTACGTCATAGATTAAAGCCAGAATCAACTCCTGTGGTTACTGGTCTAAAGGGGTCTGCAGAATGAAAACAACAGTAATTGCGTTTGGCCGACTTTCTCCTCCCAGCATTGGAATGATTAAATGAAATTCGGGTTTATCTATCTATGGAAAGATACTAAAAGAAATAAGTTTTACTTAGGATCGCACCAAGGTAATTTAGATGATGGATATGGCAAGAAGCACTCTCAAGAATCTTTAGAAAAAATTTCGAAAGCTAAATCTGGTAAACCATCTAAAAGAAAATGGTGTCATCATGATGACACCATTAAAAATTTAATTAGTAGAAACAACCCAAAAAGAAAATCAATCAGAACTCCCTATGGAGATTTTTATTCTGTTGGAGAATTTACTAAGAAAATTGGATTAATCACCCCAGAAGGTCTAGCCAATGCAATTAAATTGAATACTACACTGATCAGCAAAATACGTGCAGAAAGATCTCCGTTATTCACTGCTGACGGCGTCGGTAAGACGCCGTCAGAATTAGGTTATTATTACATAGCAGACGAAGAGGTAAATTGTGGAACAAATTGATGAAACTAATATGAAGACTACGGCGTTAACGTTTGGTAGGATGAATCCGATAAGCGTGGGCCACGCTAAGCTTGTTCAAAAAGTTAAAGACGTAGCAAAAGAACATAGTGGAGATCATAAGATCGTTCTATCGCATACTCAAGACGATAAAAAGAATCCTCTTCATGTCGATGATAAAGTTAGGTTCGTCAAACATTACTTTCCTGATGCTAACATAGAAGGTGCTTCTAAAGAGCATCCAACTTTTCTTCATCAAGCCAAGAAATTGTCGGACACTGGTACTGAGCATCTAGTAATGGTCGCTGGCTCTGATCGAGTTGACGAATATCATAAATTGCTTCATAAGTATAATGGAGAAGGCAAGAATCATAACTTTAAAAAAATCACTGTAGTGTCGGCCGGAGACAGAGATCCAGATGCAGAAGGTGCTGAAGGTATGTCTGCATCTAAATTGAGAGCGCATGCAGTATCTGGAAATTATGAAGCTTTTAAGTCTGGCTTACCGAAAGGCGATGAAAAGATTCATAAAGAGATGTATCATAAAGTTCGCTCTGGTCTTAAGCTAGAATGCTTCATTCATCGAGCCCGCACAATGGTTCTAGAATATGCAGCATCTAAACATGCCGCAGCTGCTAAACAAGCAGAGAACTTGCTGAATATGGATCCAGAAAACAAAGATTTAATTGACTTAGCGGTTAAACACCATAAACGCGCAGCGAATTCTGCCACTTCAGATGTAGAAAAGAATTATCATTCTGATAAAATAACCAAATTAAATAGAAAATACGAATAAGGATTCACGATGCAAATAGAAAAACACGTCAATATAACTAAAACTCCAACAGGCGCTTTAGTATATTTCGCTGGTCAGGTTTGTCTTACTGTTGTTCAGCAAGGCAGTCTAGATTCATATTTTTGGCGAGCTTCTCCGATGTTTCTTAAATTGGCAACTGGTGCTAATGCGTTCGATGTACCGCAAAGCTATATTTCTCACTCCAGCTTGGCAGAAGCCATTGCAGATGGTCTTACTAAACTAGACGATCTAGGCGCGTTTTATGGGGTGACCGATATTCCAGAAGATACATATGTCGAAGAACATTTAGATGAATCTAATGTTGTGCGCACAATCGCTGCCTCATATGCTAAACCAGCGCGAACTTTTATTTCAGCAGCTTTGGCTCTATCTAAAGCTCGCGAAATCGCTCAATCCTTGGCCAAAGACAAAGACCCAAAAGACAAAGAATATTATAACAAAGGTAGACTTATCGTTGGTCCGAAACACCTTGCTGCCGCTAGAGATGCTATTCTTGCTCAGCATAACGAAGCGATTGAAGCTATTCGTCAAGACTGTCGTGCTGAATCAATGCTTCATGAAGATGACATCGTCGCAGCTCACTACCTTGCCACAGGTTTGTTCGAAGATATCGTAGAAGAATACTTGAATGAAATTAAATCTGATGTAGTTACAACTTACGATAAAGAAAAGACTACAAATACAGCTAAAACTGAATCTGGAAAGAAATCTTTATATAAACAAGTAGCTCAGTCACAAAAAGAGCCAAAAACTGATAAATGGAAAGTAAAAGAATCTGTTGACGAAGCAGCAAAACCTTTAGCAGGTGATGCATACTGGAAAGCTAAAGAGCAAGAAGCAAAAGACGAATTTTTAAAAGCTCAACGAAAAACTCTAGGTCTTCCAGAACCTGTTAAGCGTGGTCGTGGCAAGCCAACCAACATTGACAGAGATATTCTTAAAACTAGAGCTCATGAAAATATTGCAGCTGGAAAACGACCAACTGACGGATTTGATAGAAACGAAAAAATTCATTTCGTCCGGCATTTGAAGAATCATCCAGATTTTGCTGATCATCATGTATCAAAAGCTGGCCGACCAGTTGGCACTACTAAATCTGCATCTCAAGAAAAAGAAGTAGTTAAGAAGAAACAAGACACAGCATTCTCAATGTGGGCTGGATTGGGTAAGAAATGATAGACGAACTTAAAGTAGCGTTAGCTAATCATATTGAGTCTGCGCTAACAGTTCAAAGCTATCACTGGAATGTAGAGGGTGATGGTTTTAATCATCACCACAATTTTTTCAGTGAAATCTATGAGATGTATTATGACCAAGTTGATCGATTGGCAGAATATATTCGAATTATTTCTAAAGCAGAAGAATACGTTAACGCGTCGGTCGATGTAGTAAAAATAAATAAAACTGTCAAGGCTAAAATTATAGTCGGTTCTAAGCCAAAAGAAATGGTTTCTGAGATTTTAGTTCTTAATAATGCTTTGCTTGAAAACATGAACACATTGTTTAAACTTGCTTCAGAAGCAAATGAGCAAGGTCTAGCTGACTATTGCTCAAGCTATATTGACGAACTAAAGAAATTTAACTGGAAACTTCTTGTTGTTACAAAATGAAAACATTCAAAGAATACTTGGCAGAAGAATCAGAAGAGTTTGACTCCGGAACCATACATCCTAAAGATTTATCTAAACATCTATCTCCAAGCGAAATCAAAAGTATTCAGAAACATCCATATTTTCAACAATATGTAGGTAATTATGTTCCTGGAGGAACCGTTGCCGCCAGAGTAACTAAAAGTAAAGCTGGGTTTAAGACTGTATATATGGGAAATTCTCAGGTGCTTGATACTGCGCACGGAAAGATTCGGCGCATGGTACAGTTTGACCTGAAGTATTCTGGCAGATCTGTTGCTAATGCGCATCTGCTTCACAACGTAGACGGTAAAAGACACACTCACGGAAATAAGAATATTTGGTGGGATCACGTTAAATCAGAAAAGAATTACGAGAACGAAAAATGACTAATCAACTAGACGAATCAAGCTATTTTTATGGAAAAGACGCTTTAGCAAAATTTAAAGAAAAAGCTGACAGTGTTCATGGCGAAGGAAATTGGAAAGCTGGTACCAAGGATAGTTTTGGTTCTTATATGTTTCACAATAAATCAGGTGACCGCGTTGATGGCGAAGGCGATCACACATATACAGTTTTCCACAAAGCAAGTCCTGTACCAAAGGGTGTAAAAGAAGAAGTTGAGTCTATCGACGAACTCTCCAATTCTACACTACAATCTGTAGCCAAAAAACGTTTAGATCAATCTAAAGCTGCAGGCGGAATTGGAATCAATAATCCTGCTCGAGCTAAAGCCATGGATCTTTTACGCAAGTCTGATAATGCTAAGTATCGTCATACAGAGCAACCATCTAAAATAACTCCTCCTAAGCCTCCGGTTCCGCCAACTCCTGAACAACTAGCAGCTCATAAGAAAACTCAGGCTGATAAAGCAGATGATCTACAAAATCGTGGGTATGGAAAAGAACGCTACATGGGTGATTCTGTTGAATCAGAAGAAGTAGAAGATCAGCTGGACGAAGCACTGTTTTGCTAACAATAGGTATCGAACAGTTTTCGGTAATGCCTAATAACATTTCAGAGTATACTCATGATCAAGTATTGAAGAAAATCAAATCTGGTTCTCATGAAGCTGTTACTGATGTAGAAAAAGGTAAGCGCATAGAACTACGCAACAATTCGACTGGCAAAACTGTCCATGTTTACGTCAAGGAAGAAGTTCTTGACGAAATCTCTCGCGACACAGTTGATTCGTATCTTGAGAAAGCTAAAAAAGATCGTCCAATGAATTTAGTAAAAACTATTCGACGTTTTGCTGGCAAAGAACGTGCTAACGATAGAGTACATTCAGATGAGATGAAAAAGATGAATGCGCGTCTTTCAGCTAATCTAAAGAACGAAGAAGCAGTTGATGAAGCTGCAGCTCAGAAAAACATGGCTAATGCGATGGATAACATTGATCCTGAAAAACGCGATCGAGCTCGCAAACAGTACACCAAAGGTCGTTCTACAGGTTTGACTCATGCTGCTTCGCTTAACTTAATGTATCAGCGGTTCGGCAAAACCAATGAATCTGAAGAACTTGATATGATTATGTTGTTTCAGAAAGAGCATCTGGTCGAAACAGGAGAGTTGCTCTCATTAGACAAAGTTAAATACATTTTGGAAAATCATTCTGGTGGAAGTGGGAAAATCGCTCAACACGGCGGAGTAGATGGAAAAGCTCCACAGAATACTGGAAAAGTCAAAAAAATGATGGGGAACAAGATCGATGCGGCCGCGATCGCAAAAATCATCGCCAATGGTGCAAAACTAAGTCAAGGAAACTAATTATATGTCATTATTGAAAACTAAACCGAAATGGTGCGCTACTGTAGAAGCTACTGATCACGGATGGATTAATTCTAGAACAGGAGAACTTCTTGTTTCTCTACGCAATCTAAAAACTCTACTAGAGCAAGAAGAAACAGCAAAAGATGTTGAAGCGAATCAAGTTCAAGAAGAAGAAGTTCAAAAAGCTACAGAAGATCAGATTGAAATAAAAGAAGTAGTCGTCAAAAAACCTAAGCGTAAGCAAAAGATTTTAGGTGAAGTTGTTGAGCACAAACTTACCAATGTAATCGGAGAAGCTAATGGCTGATACTAAGATTTCTGCTTTGAGTCCAGCAGTTAGTCTAGCTCCAATTGATATTTTTCCGATTGTTCAAGGCGGAATTAATCGGTACGCTACGATTGGACAAGTTTCAAATCTGACAAACACTCTGACGGTTACTACAACTATTGGAACAGCTGTTCCTGTAACGTCTGACGTAGCATTGATTTCTGGAGATGTAACGTTAGATTCTTCTACTGTCGTTGGCAAGAAAATTTCTCTTATTTCTACTGCTTCTGGTACTCTTACAGTAAGTTTGCAACTATTACCAACAACGTTTACTTTTGCTGGTCCAGGTTCTACGATTAGCTTAATCTGGGCTAATTCGTCTTGGAATGTCACGACAGTATATGGAATGGTTTGATGATCAAAAACGATCAGCATTTTCTGCAAGTTGCATTTAAGTCTTACGACAACCCTAGGATGGTTTCTACTTCAGAATTTGATTCAGATCTAAAAAGGTTTGGATACTTAAATTCGATGCTGATGAAATACACTAAAGATAAAGATGAAACCAAACTCAGAATTTGTGTCAATCATGTAGTTATACTGTCAAACAGTTTTTGCAAATCTGCTGCCGAATTGATCAGATACAAAATCTTAAAAGAGAATGAAGATTTAGTCGAAACTATTATGTATTTTCTGAAAATGGCATCTGACGAAACTAAGCCAAATTCAGATATATTAAATATATTGGAGAGAATATGAAAAACAAATTAGTAGAAGACGGAGAAGCTTCTCAGCCTAGAAATGCAACGGCGGGCGTCGAAGCTCCAGTGCTTCCAATTAAACCCAAAAACATTTTCAAAAGAGTACAAGAGCTTAAGAAAAAGAAAAAAGACCGAAATATCTCGGATTTTCTTTAATTAAATAATAGTAAATATTAACGGAGTAAAATATGGCATATCAGCAATCACCAGGCGTACAAGTTATTGAGAAAGACGCTTCATCAGTTACCGTTGGGCTTTCTTCAACAGTTGGCGCTACGGTAGGCGCACACAATTGGGGTCCAGTAATGAGCCCTGTTCTCATCAGCAACGAAGACCAACTAGTATCTATGTTTGGAACTCCTAGCGATAAAACTGCTTCATACTTCTTTGCTGCTGCAAATTTCTTGAAATATGCTAACTCATGCTGGGTCAATCGAGTAATTAAAAGCACTGCCATTAACGCATCAGCATCTGGCACAGGTATTTTGATCAAAAACGCAGATGAATATGCTACAGTAGTTTCTGGCGACACTAAAACGTCTGGAGAATATGCTGCTCGTTATCCTGGAAATCTAGGAACAGGTATTAAAGTTTCTATTGCTGATTCAGCAACATTTGTCAAATGGGAATATAAGTCTTTCTTCTCAGTAGCTCCTGGAACTTCTGAATACGCTGAAGCTCGTGGAGCATCAAACGATGAACTACATTTAGTAGTCATTGATATGTATGGAAAATTCACTGGAACTCCTGGTTCAGTATTAGAAAGATATGAGTTTTTATCTAAAGCATCTGATGCGCTTTCTTATCAACAATCTGCTAATTACTATGCTAAGGTTCTCGAAAACAATTCATCATATGTATATTTTCTAAATCACCCTCAGACAGTTAGCAACTGGGGTGATGCTACGGTCGGCAGCTCAGGAATTCCTACAACATATGATTCTCTATCTTTAGCAGTTACTGCAACCGGCGCCGGTGCAACTTGGTTAGATGGAACTGCAACGTTATCATATCCAACAACGACAGTTGCAAAATTCAGCGTCGGTGAAATTATCGAAGTAGCTGGATTTACTCCTTCTGCTTACAACGGATCTTTTGCTGTTACTGCATGTACTGCAACTTCAGTATCATATGCAATAGTAGCAGATCCTGGTACAGTAACAGCATTCGGCACTGTTACTGGAACATATGAATTCACATATCCTCTAACCGGTGGAACAGATGGAGCGACAGTAGATGACGGAGATCTAGAGCTAGGGTGGGACATTTTCAACGATTCTCAAACCTATGATATCAGTTTACTCATTACTGGAAACGCATCTATCGCTCTATCTCGCTATGTGACTCAAAATATTGCAGATGTACGCAAAGACTGTTTAGCTTTTAGCTCTGTTACTACTACAGCAACCGGAGTGGCATCTCCGATTCCTCTATCATCTACTGATAAAGCATTACTAGCTAAAGCGTTTAAAACTTTTGATTCTACATATGCTGTAATCGACTCAGGTTACAAATATATGTATGACAAATATAACAAAGTTAATCGTTGGATTGCTTTGAATGCTGACGTCGCCGGTCTATGCGCTCGCGTGGATGTTGAGTCAGATCCATGGTATTCTCCAGCAGGTCTGGTCAAAGGTCAAGTTAAAGACGTTATCAAATTGTCATGGAATCCTAACAAGTCAGAACGCGATGTAATCTATCCTGCTGCTATCAATCCAGTTATTAGCCAAGTTGGTCAAGGTACTATGTTGTTTGGAGATTCTACCGCAACAACTAAACCTTCTGCTTTTAACAAGATTAACGTTCGCAGATTATTCTTGATCTTAGAGAGATCTATTTCTAATTCTGCTAAGTATCAATTGTTCGAATTGAACGACGAAATTACTCGTCTGCAGTTCGTTTCTTCAATCGAACCATTCTTGAGAGATGTCAGAGGTCGTCGCGGTATTGATGATTTTAGAATTATTTGCGATGAAACTAACAACACTCCGCAAGTTATTTCTTCTAACAGCTTCGTAGGAACTATTCTTGTTCGTCCTAAATACAGCATTAATTTTATTACGCTGAACTTTACTGCTGTCGGACCATCTGTTACGTTTGAACAAGCTGCATTAGTTTAAGAATAAATAAAGAAAACAAAGGATAAAAAAATGGCAGTTATTAACGATTTCAGAGCACATCTAACACAGGGCGGCGCTCGCCCTTCTCAGTTTGAGGTATTGCTAACATTTCCTCCTGCAGCAGGTGTTAATCCGGTTGCATCTCAGCACGCAAAGTTCATGTGTGTAGGAGCTTCTCTTCCAAGCTCAGATATTCAGTCGATCGAAGTTCCTTACAGAGGTCGAATGATTAAAGTAGCTGGTGAGCGCGTATTCTCTAACTGGAGAGTGACAATTATGAATGACGGAAATTTCGTTATTCGCGAAGCTTTAGAGACATGGTCTAATTCTATTCTTAGGCATGGTTCTACAGCAGGTAATGTAACTCCAGGCGGGGTGGCTGGTTATGCGACTAATCTAGAAGTCAAACAACTTGGCCGGTCAGATTCATACAATGCAGATGAAACCACTCTTCGTCACTATGTATTCTACAACTGCTATCCAATCAGCATTTCTGAAATTGGATTAGATTTTGGCGATACTAATTCTATCGAACGGTTCCAAGTTGAATTTTCTGTAGACTACTGGACTACTAAAGATCTAACTATTAGCTAATTGACTGATGTCTAATTATAATGAATCTAATGGGCTGACACTTTTTGGCTTCAACATCACTAAAAATAAAAATAAAGATGTTGAAGCCAAATCTTTTGTGCCTGCGACAGACACCGAAGGCGGCATTGAAGTAGCGTCAGGCTCTGGCGCAGGTTTTAACTCTTACTCAATAGATCTAGATCCTTCTTCTATTAGAAATGAAGTTGAACTAGTTTCTAAATATCGCGAAATCTCTTTGGTTTCAGATATTGATTTGGCCATATCAGAAATCATCGATGAATTTATAGTCATTGACGATATTGAAGATCTGGTTTCAATTGATTTTAAAACCGAGTTCGATAACAAATATTCTAAAAAGACCAAAGACTCTATAACTGAAGAGTTCAAGAATATTTTAGAGCTTCTGAAATTTGACTCTATTGGTCCAGATATTGCGCGCAATTGGTATATCGATGGGCGTGTTGCATATCACAAAATCGTAGATAAAGACAAGCAAAAAGAAGGCATCAAAGAACTTAGACAGATTGATGTAGCTAAGCTAAAACGAATCATTGAAGTCAAAAAAGAAATTGATCCAAAAACTAGAGTTTCTTTAATCTCTGGTCAATCAGAATATTACGTATATTCTGAGACTCAGAAAAACAATGCAGTCTCTGGTGTCAGTGACCAGAAGCAAGGAATTAAGATTGCTCCAGAATCTATTTCTTATGTGACGTCTGGTCTTACAGATCGCAACACTAATATGGCTTTGTCGTATTTGCACAAAGCAATTCGACCACTGAATCAGCTCCGTATGATGGAAGATTCAGATGTCATCTATCGGCTGACCAGAGCTCCACAGCGCAGAATTTTTTATATCGACACGTCTGGTATGGCTCGGACTAAAGCAGAGCAGTATATCAAAGATGTAATGGCTCGGTATAAGAATAAACAAGTCTATGATGTCAATACAGGCACTGTTAAAGATGCAAAGAATCATCAATCTATTTTAGAAGATTTTTTCTTGCCAAGAACTTCTGGCGGAAAAGGTACAGAAATAACTACTTTGGACGGTGCTGGGAGCTTGGGTTCGATTGAAAACACGCAGTACTTCCAACAAAAATTGTATCAGTCTTTGAATATTCCGATGACTCGTTTGCAACAGGGTCAGGGATCTTTCAATCTTGGTAGATCTAATGAAATTGCGCGAGATGAAATTAAATTCGCAAAGTTTATTAATAAGCTTCGTCTAAGATTCAACAATCTATTTTTAGATCTTTTGAAGACTCAATTGCTTCTTAAAGGAATTGCTTCGCTAGAAGATTGGAATCTAATAAAATGCAATCTGAAGTTCAGATATGCCAAAGACAATTTCTTTGCAGAACTAAAAGAATCAGACATGCTTCGTGAGCGCTTGCAGAATGTTCAGATCGCAGACACTTTCTCTGGAAAATACTTTTCTCGCGAATATATTATGAGAAATATGCTTAAGTTTTCATCAGAAGAAACAGACGAAATGATTGATCAAATGGATAAAGACAATCAATTAAATAAACCAGAAGAAGCAACTGATCAGTCGCCAGAACAATAATTACACGAGTTAAGGAAACACAAATGAATTTGATCGATTATATTTTACAAGACAAAGAAGAAGCAAAGGCTGAACTGGCTTCTGTGCTGAATCAAAAAGCTTTTGATTTTCTAGACGCATATAATAGTGCTTCTGAAGTTGAAGTAATGACTTTCGAAGACGATGAATCAGAAGATCTTACTGAAGGTACTGGAACAGATTATGGTTCGCATTACAATGCAGGTCGAGACGCAGCTCTAGATGGTAAAAAAGCTAGTACATGTCCTCACAAAAAAGATAATGTAAATGCAGTTCTTCAGCGGAAAGCATGGCTCATGGGTCATAAAGACTATAAATTAAAAGAATCTGTCGACGATGAATCTTCTGAATATGAAGGTCTAGGCACTTTAGCTGGTCTATCTAAGCACGTTATTAAAGCGATTACCAAAGATCCATATTCTGGACGTATGGCAGGTCAAGACTCAGAAGTAGAAACTCATCACGTTAAGTCTAAGTCTGGCCATTTGGCTGCTCTAAATAAAGCAATTGACGCAGGACATGTTCCAGTCGTGTATGTAAATGGCAAAATTCATGCAGCTGCTCAGTCAACCGGTTCTTCGTACGGTCGCACAGAATATCATGTTCATGATGCCGATTCTCAAAAAGAAAAATCAGAAACTAAGTATCCTAAGCCTTACAGATCTGGCGGAAGAATGTATTATCCTTCAGCGCAAACGCATACGAATCCACGGTACAACAAAGGTGAAGCATTAAGTGTTTTGACTCCAGGACATGATTCTTCATTCTACAAAGAAAACAAAGTAGAAGTTAAAGTTATTCACTCCGATAAAGTTCGTCAGAAGAAAATGCGAGACCGAGCATCAAATCGTCCAGTAACTCAATCTAATTACGTTAACACAGTTAAGGGTGATAAGAAGTCATCGTCATATATTGACGGCAAAACAAAGACTTCAGTGACGCCGGCTGGTGATATGAAAGCAATCAAAGATGCAGCCGCGCTTAAGTTAGCCACAAAGAAACTAGGCGGTGATTCTGTATCAGCCAATAAGAAAGCAATGGACCTGCATACAGAACTAGGAAAACATCTGGCAGCAGGAAAGCATAAAGAAGCTATTAGAACTGCTAATGCTTTGGCTGATCATGTTCGCAATCAAGGTCTATCTACACATGCAGATAAGATTAAAGATTATGCAGACACTTTACAAGATCTCAAGAAATCTTGGGGCGATAAAGAATACGCTCATAAGAAACTAGCAAAAATGCGCGGAGAGACTAACGAATCCGAAGTAATTGAATCTCTAGAATCTATGATTACAGAGATGCTAGATGTCAACGAAGCAGTAGTTAAAGATTCTGTCAAAAAAGACAAAGATGGAAATGTTCTATCTTTCAAGACAGTCGGCGATAAGAACGCAGAAAAAGAATATGATGATTCAGTGAAGAAAGATCTAGACTCCAGAAAGAAATGGAATTCTGATTTTGGAATCAAAGAAGATAGCTCAACTAAGTAAGAGTAAAATATGGCACTCGTAAAAAAGATCTTAAAAGCTACATCTCAAGAGGTGATAGTTAAATGGACTGGATCTGGAACTGATACATTGACCTTAGCTTCTTTAATAGCTACTGATCAGACTGTAACTGGTGTTCCTTCAGTATCTATCGACGGCTTATCTGTTACGTCGTCTGGCGCAGCAACGGTAACTCGCAATTCAGTAATCGCTTTCCAAATTAACGGAAACTATGAATATAATACGGGATCAGCCAACTACGGATCTGTCACAGAGAATTCTGGATTTGATATCGCAGTAAGTTTAGCTGCAGTTGGAACGATGATTCTTAAAGTACGCAAAATAAACGGCTATTCTGCTCCAACTCTATAAAGAAAAATATGAAGTTCCTTTCAGAAGTTATCAATGATCCTCTAAGTCTTATCATCGAAGCTGATTCGTCTGGTAAAAAGAACTTGTTCATTCAAGGTCCATTTGCCGTAGCCGAATCTAAAAACAAGAACGGTAGAATCTATAAAAGAGAAATTCTTGAATCAGCAATTGGTAAGTATGACGCTGATTATATCAAGAATTCTAAAGCACTAGGGGAAATGAACCACCCTGCGCGGCTCAACATTGATTATGAACGTGCCACGCACATGATTACTGAAATAAATCAAGACGGAAATGTCTGGATCGGAAAAGCTAAAGTGTTAAACACGCCAATGGGAGCTATTCTCAAAGGTTTGCTAGAATCAGGTGTCAATGTTGGTGTTTCTACTCGTGGTGCAGGTTCTATTACAGAATCAAACGGCGTAAAACAAGTCGGGTCAGATTATTTCTTGACCGCTGTTGATGTTGTTTCGGATCCAAGCGCACCAGGTGCATTTGTTACTGGCATCATGGAAGGCATGGAATACGATTTGGACGCAAAAGGTCATGCTATTATTGAAGACTTAGCAGTTAAAGCCAAAAAAGATTACGATAGGAAAGTTCTTACTGAATCGCGTAAAATTGAACTGTTTAAACAATTACTAGAAGCAATTAAATGAATCCAGAACTAAAATCGATTTCAGAAGCATACATTGGTATGCTTACTGAGGCTACACATCCAGATGTACGCAAAATGCAGACTGTTAGAGATGCTCATTATAGTGAGTTGTCTTTATCTGACCCGTATACTCGTAGTGAAAGATGGGCAAAAGAAAAAGAAGCTACTATTAAAGATTTAGATGCTAAAATAAAAGCGCATCCTTCTAATGCAGCAAAGATTGCTGAAAACATAGAACAAGTAGATGAAGCTAAAACTCCATTTGAGATTGGTGATAGTCACGGTTACAATAATACTGACCGAGTAGTCCGTCAATACGCTTTATCTAAATTTAAAGAAGGAACACCTGAACACGCCGATTATCTAAAAGGTGTTGAGACAGGTAATAAGCGTCGAACGTCTATTGGTAGACAATATAAAGCATAAACAATCAAATGAATCCAGAACTAAAATCGATTTCAGAAGCATACATTGGTATGCTCGAAGAAGGCAAATTCCTTGAGACTCATCAAGGCGTAGATGCTCATGGTGAACCAAAACCAAATCCTAAACACCCAGCATACTCTAAGCACAAAGCTTCTTATGATGCTAAAGTAGCGGAAAGAAAAGCAACTACATTTTCTCTAAAGAATGCAGATAAAGATCATGCTGCTAAAGAAGAAAGCCCTGTGAAGCTTCACCATATTGATTCTGCTATTAGCAATTCTTACCCAGATGTAGAACCATATGAACATTTAGCACGTCAATTCCCAGCACTCCACAAAGCTGATGGCAAGAGTGGCTCTAAGTTAATGGATCATCTTGATGCTTGCGTTAAAAAGAACAAAGCAGGAAAAGATTATAACGATTATGTAGCTAAAGCTCATGTAGATTTCGAAGCTGACGCGAAGCATTATAAATAATAGATGTACATTTTTGAAAACATTAAATAAATAAAGAATTCGGAGAATTAAACATGACCCTAGAAGAACGTATCAAACAAATGCTTGAAGAAAGCGCTAAGCAAGTTGAGCAAGAAGTAATTACCGCTGAAGTTATTTCTGAAGAAGTTGTAGAAGAAAAAACTATCTCTGAAGAAGCTGTAGACGAAGTCATCGCAGAAGAAATCAAACCTGCTAAAAAGACTAAGCTAACTAAAGAATCTTCAGAAGTTTCTTCTCAAGTAGCAGCTCTTCTAGAAGCAGAAGGTCTATCAGAAGAATTCAAACTACAAGCAGTTACTATTTTCGAAGCTGCAGTAACAGATCGCGTACTTCAGATCCAAGAATCATTGGAAGCTGAATACAACGAAAAACTAAACGAAGCTCAGGCTGAGTTAGAAACACATATTGATGGATTTTTGAATGAAGCAGTCCAGGAATGGATTGATAATAATGAAGTAGCAATTCAGTCTAATTTTAAGACACGCCTAGCAGAAAGTTTCATGGATGGTCTTCAGTCTCTATTGGCTGAACACAATATTGATCTGCCAGAAGAGTCAGAAGATGCTCTGAACATTGCATTAGATGAAGTTAATAAACTTGAAGAAAAAGTCTCTGAGACAGACAACGTAATTGCTCAATTGCAAGAACAAGTTGATTCTCTAAAGGCAGAAAAGATTCTAGAATCATTTAAAGAAAAAATGACTTCTACAGAATTTGATCGCTTCGTTCAATTAACGGAGTCAGTAAAGTTTAAAGACGAAACTCAATATGCTAAACAACTCGGGATTGTTCTCGAGAATTTTGGTAAGATTGCTGCAAAGAAGGTAGAACAAGTAGAACAAATCGTAGAACAAGTGGCAGAAGTACCTAGTGCTCAACCAATTGTTACCGAGACATTCTCCGCAGTTAACCGTTATGCACAGTATCTTGCCAAGAAGTAAGTATTAACACAAATCCACACAATAAAGAGGTAATTCAAATGGCAGTTCAAACAGTAGAACAACTAATGGAAAAATGGGCACCAGTGCTCGACGCTGAAGGCGTTTCTCCAATCACTAGCATGCACAAACGTCAAACGACTGCAGTGCTGTTAGAAAACACCGAACAAGACATCATCCAGTCTCGTCAAATGCTTTCAGAAGCAGGTCCAAGCACTGTAACCAACGGTTATGCTGCTGACGGTACCGGTCTGGCTAAATTTGATCCAGTACTGATCTCTATGGTTCGTCGTTCAGCTCCACAAATGTTAGCATATGACATCTGCGGTGTTCAACCACTACGTCAACCTACAGGTCTGATTTTCGCTCTGCGTTCTAAATACGGCGCTCAGAACGGAACCGAAGCATTGTTCAACGAAGCTAATACTGCATTCTCAGGCGCAGCTTCTCCAGCACATGCAGGTACTGATCCTACTGCAGACTTCGTCGATCAAGATGACGGTACAGCGGGTAACCAATTCGGTACAGTTACTACTGGTACCGGTGTTACTACAGCAGTTGGCGAAACTATCGGTAACGGTTCTGGTCCAGCTTTTGGTGAAATGTCTTTCACTATCGAGTCAATGTCAGTTACTGCTCAGACTCGCGCATTGAAAGCAGGTTACTCTGTAGAATTCGCTCAAGACGTTAAGAACCTACACGGTCTAGACGCAGATGCAGAACTTTCTTCTATTCTTTCTAACGAAATTTTAGCTGAAGTTAACCGCGAAGTTCTACGTACTATCTACGCCGGTGCTAAGATCGGCGCTCAAGGAGCTACAGTTCCTGGCGTGTTCAATCTGACCGCTGACTCTGATGGTCGTTGGTTGGCAGAACGTCATAAAGGTCTGTTGTTCCAAATCGAACGTGAAGCAAATGCGATTGCTCAAGAAACTCGTCGCGGTAAAGGTAACATCCTTGTTTGCTCAAGCGATGTAGCTTCTGCTTTGGCTATGGGTGGTATGTTAGATTATGCTCCAGCATTAGCTAACGACATCAACGTTGACGACACTGGCGCTACTTTCTGCGGTGTTTTGAACAAGAAAATGCGCGTTTACATCGACCCATATTCTGGTTCAGCTGGTACTAATAGCCAATTCTTCATGGTTGGTTACAAAGGAACCTCTGCATGGGACGCTGGACAATTCTACTGCCCATATGTACCATTGCAAATCGTTCGCACTACAGATCCAGCGACTATGAGTCCAGTGCTTGCTTACCGTCTACGTTACGGTATGGCTCGTAACCCGTTCTTCAAGACTGTTGGTCGGAATAACGCGTACTACAGAATCGCAGCTGTGCGGAACATCATATAAAAAAATCATTATCATTTGAGTTAAATGATATAGTGAAAAGGGTCTTCGGACCCTTTTTTTATTGTACATTAAATTGTGTTAATGTTATAATTTGATCATGAATACTTTGTCCGAAGCTAAATCAATCATAGAAAAAGAATTCCTGTTAAAATCAGGAAAGCTTAATTGCGCATGTCAATCAGTTCAGCGTTATAAAAATTTAACAGAGCAGTTTAGACAGATTTTAAATGCAGAATCTCATCTTTCAGTTATAACTTTAATGTATTGCATAGTGAATGAGATTGAACCAAGGAAGTGTTTACATTGTGGCAAACAGTTAAATGTTTATAGATTTTCATCTGGATATGATAGTGGAAAAGGCTCTTCTTTTTGTTCGTTATTATGCGCGAATTCTCATAAATATGATAAGAAACAAGGAGAGGTTTTTACTGATTACAAATTTCTCTTAGACGTAAATAGTAACTTTGATTCTCAAAAAATCGATAAACATATTAACGAAATAACAATAAAACATCTTCAAAGTATTACCGAATTAGAAATTTCACATATTAGAACTTTATTATATGTAGCTCTATATGGGAAAGAGAATCTCAAATATTGCAAGGAATGTGGAAAGCTAATTTTAGTTAAAGGCGGGACAAAACGTCCATACACAAAAGCGACTCAATTTTGTTCTAAAACATGTAGAAACAGAAACAAAGAGTTTAAGACTAATCTTAGAGAAATTAACTTAGCTAGAATCAAAACTGAAGAGTATAAAAATAATGTTGGTATACCATGGTTTGAATCTAAGATTCAAAAAATGTTAGATGAGCAAAACATTACTATTTTACATATGTATGAAGAAATCGCTTCTAAACCGAGACAATCTTCTTATTTTAGATTTAAGTGCAATTTATGTTTGACAGAATTTGATGCTAGATTCATCTCAATTCCAATTTGTAAAAAATGCAATCCTAATTCAAAACCACAAGTAGAAATTTCTGCGTATATAGAATCTCTTGGATATCAAACAATTTTTAACGACAGAAGAATACTAAAGAACAAAAGAGAACTAGACATCGTTATACCAGAACTAAATTTAGCTATAGAATACGATGGTCTATATTGGCATAAAGACAAGAATGATTATTATAAGTACGAAGAATGCAAAAGCTTAGGTATAAGATTGATTAAAATTTATGATGACGAAAATCCAATTATAGTTAAATCTAGAATAGCAGCAATTCTTGGTAAAACTAAAAATAAAATACATGGAAGAAAATGCAAAATCGTTGAAATAGACAATAAGACTTATTCTGAATTCATGAATAACAATCACATTCAAGGATCAGCAAGTGCTTCTAAAAAATATGGTTTGGAATTTGAAAATCGGTTAGTCGCGGTAATGGCGTTCTGCAAAAGCCGATATAACAAGAATTATGAGTGGGAATTAATCAGATTTTCGAATGTGATAAATACAACTGTGGTTGGCGGTGCTTCTAGATTGTTTAGTCATTTTGTAAAAGAAAATAATCCAAAAACCGTTTTGTCTTATTGTGATTTAAGATGGGGAACCGGAAAGCTTTATGAGAATCTAGGATTTGATTTTTCTCACAAAACTACTTATAACTATTATTACATGAAAACTAGAAGAGAATCTAGATTGAAATATCAAAAGCATAAATTACCAAAACTGTTCGAGAATGTAGATATGTCTAAATCAGAAGCAGAAATTATGAAAGAAAATGGTTATTCTAGAATCTATGATTTTGGAAATTTAGTTTACGTCTGGAAATCAAGCATTAAATAAACTTAAGATTAATCTTAAAAAGAGGATAATTAATATGGCAGGAACTGTAAACGCAGGCGCGGTAAACACTGGAGGGCTAGCATTCACTGGAACAGGTAATCGCATCACAGGTGATTTTAGTAATGCGACGGTTGCTAACCGAGTGATGTTTCGAACAAGCACGGTTAATGGTGCTTCTGTTGTTGGGGTAATTCCAAACGGTACTCAAACCTACTCGGAAGTCTCTCTTTACAACGCGCAAGATACCGGGAATGCTTCAAAGTTTGACTTTTCAATTAGCGGGACACTAGCGCGTATAAGAAATCTCATTAGCGGAACTGGTTCATATGTCCCACTTTCTTTTGAAGTTGGCGGTGCAGAACGGATGCGGATTGATGCGAGTGGCAACGTCCTAGCAACTTCTCCCGGAGGACTAGGCTACGGCACAGGCGCGGGTGGGACAGTTACTCAGGCTACGAGTAAAGCCACCGCCGTTACCTTGAATAAACCGTGTGGTCAGATCACGATGCACAACGCTGCTTTGGCTGCTGGTGCTTCAGTAACTTTTGTACTCAATAGCTTACCCACAGTGATAGGAGTGGGTGATGTGTGCGTCTGCAATGTTACCTATGCAAGCACAGGTTCGTTACCGCAGAACTATCAAGTATCTGCAGCAAATATTACGCCAAATGCACCGCAATTCTTCTTTACTTTGAAGAATGTATCTGCAGGATCACTATCGGATGCGGTAGTGATTAACTTCACAATCATAAAGGGAGCAACATCATGATTATCAAACAAGTAATCCACTACCCAGATACAAACTCTATTGAGGTCACTTGGGTGGACTCAGATGAAAAGCAAATCCGCTGCCACAGTTACGCTGATGTGCAGATGCAGATGCTGCGCGAACATGCCGCTGAGATGGGTACACCACTGACAGACTACGAAGCACTGATTGCTGACGTTGAATCCAAGATCGTTCTTTACGTACCGCCTGCCCTGACTCCGCAAGAAGTACAAGCGTTGGTTGTATCTGAAACTCAAAGCCGTCTAGATGAATTTGCTCGCACTCGTAACTACGATAGCATTCTTTCTGCATGTACTTATGCTACTAGTACAGTTCCGAAATTTGCGTCAGAAGGTCAGTGTGCTGTCAATGCTCGTGACGCAACTTGGTCTGCTCTTTATACATTAATGGCTGAAGTAGAATCAGGAGTTCGTCAGCTACCAACTGGTTTCGCAGATGTCGAACCGCTTCTACCAGAATTAACTTGGCCGGTGTAAGAATCTTTATTAGTTAGGAAAATTTCTTAATATGAGTATATTAAAAACAAACAATGTCCAGATTGGACAATCTACTACGGCGACAAATAACTTCGTGTTATCTGTTCCGGCTGCTCCAGATGGGTCTTTAAAACTTGCTCGCGGAGATGTTGAAGCTACTACGCAAGATATTCTTAATGTAGCTAGTGATGGTGCAATTTCTACTCCTAACAGTTTAAGCTTTACTGGAACAGGTAATCGCATCACAGGTGATTTTAGTAATGCGACGGTTGCTAACCGCGTGATGTTTCAAACAAGCACTGTGGATGGAAATACAAGGGTATGGACTATTCCAAACGGAAGCGCAACAACTACTCAAATAGTTTTAGCTAATGCAAGTAATCCAACAAACGCCAGTATTTTGACAACTGGGGCAACTGCCGCAGATACCCGTTTCGAGTCCACTATTGCCGGCACTGGCACTTACCTCCCAATGACGTTCTACACAGGTGGTGTAGAACGTATGCGGATTGATATCAATGGCAATGTTGGAATTGGTATGACGCCGGCGCCGGCGTCAGCGTATAAACTTCAGGTAAATAGCCAGGCTGGTGGCGTGGTTTTCGATTCGATACAGGGCTACTCGCGTGCCTATTTTCCTAACGTCGTTTCTCCAACAGTGGCTAATACTTGGGTTGGATCGTACTATGACGATGTGACTATTGGCACAGTTGGGATTTCTAGGCTTTCCGTAGATGCGAGTGGCAACGTCCTAGTAACTTCTCCCGGAAGACTAGGCTACGGCGTAGGCGCAGGTGGTTCAGTTACTCAGGCAACGTCAAAGAGTACTACGGTGACGCTGAACAAGGCGTGTGGGCAGATCACTATGAATAACGCCGCTATGCCGCCCGGGTGGAAAACCGGATTTATCCTAACCAACTCGACCATAACGCCAGCAAGCGTAGTCTTAGTCAACGTAGTAGATTTTGGTGGTTATTCCGCAGAAGTTGTTTACTCGACTTCTTATGCCAATTGCCAGATTGTCTTGACAAATACATTACAAGTTTCACTTTCTGAGGCTGTAAAGATTAATTTTGTCGTTATCTCTGGGGCAACAACATGATCATCATAAAACAAGTAATCCACTACACCGACACCAACTCTGTCGAGGCAACATGGGTAGAGCGCACCATCACGCCACAGGCGGAAGTACCAGAAGTGCCCGCTGTGCTGGACGAAGAAGGCAACGTCACCACACCAGCGGTGCCTGCCTACACGCCTG